CCCGGAGGGCCCGCGCCCGGGGGCATAGGAGGAGGCCCTCCCATGCCCGGCGGAGGCAAACCGAAGCCGCCGGGGATGATCGGCGGCGGCGGGGGCGGTGCAGGCACCGCGCTCTTTTTGACGAACCTCGAACGCACGACCGGATCGGGCGGCTTCGAGTAGGCCGCTGGCAGCATGACTTCGGTGTTGGCGTAGAGGATGTTGAAAGCGCTGGAGCCGCTCATTTGCGTGATGCGGTTGCGTCCGGCTTTCGGGCGCGTAATGGGGATATCGCCCCGGTAGATCTGGACGATTTCGCGTCCCCGGCCGCGCCAGTCCTTTTCGGCACGCTCGGCGTCGGCGAGGGCCTTTTCCCAGAACGAGGTATCGACTTCGGTCGGGTCGGAGGCGGCAACGTCCGGCTTGTTGGGGTCATCGCCCTCGGGGCTGCGGATGTCCGCGTTGGGCGGCCGTTCCTCACCCTTGGTGTAGGAGCTTTCCGCCATCAGTCCTTATCCTTTTGTTTTTTCTTCTTCTTTTTCGGCAGATCGTACGGCTTGACCTCAATTTCCTTGGCCCCGGGGAACGGAGCGGGGGCACCCTTCAGGCGCGGGTCTTCCGGGTGAAATTCCCTGTGCTCAAGCCCTGCTCCTGCTTCGGCGAGCGGGTAATCGAGCGTGGGATCGGCGAGGTCGAACTGGCGCTGCGGCGCGACCGTGCCGGGCGGCTCGAAATTCCCGGCAGTCGGGGAGCGGTCGAGAAACTGGCCCGGGACCGGCGGGGTTTGCGGGAACTGGTTGAGGCCCTGCTGCTGCCAGACCGCTTCGGCAGGGACAGCGCCTTTCGCGCCCATCGCCAGCAGCTGGGCGAAGGCGTCGCGTAAGCGCTCGTCCTGCTCCGACATATGGGGGCCCTCTAAGCCCTCATACACCGGCTATTGTAGTTCGTCGAGCTTGAAAGCGTTCCGGATCATCAGCGGGTTGAGATCTTCATCCGCCTCGACCCTTGCTCCGAAGGGCCGCGACATGCAGGCGTAGCGGATGTCATCGACGACGTGGTCCTCGCCTTCAGTGTCCAGATCTTCAGGGCGGTTTTCGTCGTGCTGCTGCATCGGGAGAGTACGGATGGCGTCGCGACAATGATCGACGAAGAAGATGAGCGGATCGCCATCATCGTCGCCTCGGAGACGCCATCTAACCTGATCCCAACCTCCCATGCGTTTTGGCGTAGAGACACGCGAGTTGTCGGCACGCCGGAAGTAAACGCCGTGTCTTGCAAAGACCTCACCAATTGACGGACCTGACACGACTTGGAATGCAGATGGGTCGAGTATTCCGTAGGCGATGGGTTCGCGAAATCCTTTGCCATCGGTTTCACGTCTTACAACCTCCTTGGCGACGGCATCGGCGGGGAGCTTCAGCCCTTTGTTCGGACCCGATGAGCCGTACCACTCGCGGTAGCGGATGATGGCGTTCTTGGGGATGCGGCGTTTGTCGTGGATGAAATCATCCTGTGCAACAACCCACCAACCGAGGCTGAAGGGGCTGGCGCTGCCCCAGTCCATTGACCTAAATCGGGTCCAATGCAGGGGTATACGGGGCGGGGTGATGACGTGACGATCCGGGTCAAATTCGGGGAAGAACGCGCCCTCGATGATATTCCAGTCACCGTCGAGCCATGCGCGGACGAGGGCGGCAGAACCGCTCGCGCGGAGCCGGTTGATGTAGCCGGGATCGTTGTTCAGCAGGGACGGATTGTCGGATATTTTGGCTGGGATGAAGATCCGGACGAGGCCCGTCTCTGGGTCCTTGACCGGCTGGTACGCGCCGTTGTCGATCACCCAGTTCTTAACCCAGTGATGGCCGGGACCGCCGGGATTACAGGTCGCTCTGAACTGGCATCTGGCTCCGCTCGTGGTCCGTAGCGTCGCGAACAGCCTGAAGATACCAGCAGAACTGGCGTACTGCGTCAGTTCTTCCACATAGACGCGTGTGAGGCTCCAGCCCTGATAGTTCATGGCATCGGCATCGTTCTCCAGATACGCCATGTGAAAGACCGCACCATTGCGGAAGCGGAATTGTTTTTCCTTGTCCTTCCACTCGGCGGCACTCCCGTACATCTGCCGGGCAACGTCGATGGTGTCTTTTAGATCCTCCCGGCTGCGCCGTAGCATCAGGCCCTTGGCGGCAGGGCCCCAGTCCTCGGCGTGGCACCAGAACTCACCGAGGGAGGCGAAGGACTTACCGCCGCCGCGCGCACCACCGTAGACGACGATATCGGCAGGGCAGGTCAGGAAGTGGTGCTGCGGGCCGGGTTGCGGCTTGAAGCCGGTGACGATTTTCAAAACAGATCCTCAGCACGGGGGATTTCCCGCCTTTTCCCGAAATTTCCCCCACGGCGGCCGGGTACCTGTTTCTTCCGGCGGGGGACCCGTTTTTTCTTGAGGGGTGGTAGGCGTACCCCCGGTTGTAATGCGGCGGAATGCCCGCCGGGTATGGGTGTCACAGTTACCGGCCCAGTTGGGGCCCCGTTTTCGGGTCGCCCCGCCACGGATGCGCCCCCATCGCCCTCGATTACATCGCGTGCGATGGGATCGGACGCGAGCCAGTCAATGCTTGTGTGAGGCAAATCACGCTCACCAGTTGCGCTATCTCCGGGCGTTGGAGATACGGCATCGCGCGCCAATAGCGGCGCGGGCGCGTGGGGGAGCGGGGTATTCTGAGCTGAATGCGCCGTTTCAGCGGGCGCAAGCACGCTATGGCTGAAGCCCGTGCCATCTGGCGCGTTCAGCGCTGGCAAGCTTTCAACCCACGACGAAAGCTCTTGCTCGGAAGGCGCATCAGGATCGCGGCTTGGCCTACGAATGACCTCTAATGTCTGCCTGTCGTTTACATGCCCATAGAGCCGCGCCAACGACAGCGCCGCATTGTGCGCGGCATTGTATTCGTCCGCATGATAGGCGCTGCTGAACACCCTCTGAAGCATTCCAGTGACCTCAGGCAGGGTGACAACACCCGTTGTCCTCCTCGCCTCTAGGATCGCCGCAGCTCGTTCCTGAATGCGGTCCAACTGCCAAAGCTTGTTCGGCGCATTGACATGCGTTGACGTGAAGCCCGCACGTTTGAACGCGATGCCCATTGCAATCCCGTCGATCACCATCCGAACGAATACTTCTTCGCGGCTATCCTGCAAATCAACGCCATACAACACGGGCCCTTGCTCGGTTCTACGTCGCATGCCTTTCGAAACCAGCGCGGGAACTTTTTTTAACATGTCGCACCAAATTTAGGGGGTTTACAGGCAAACCCGAAACGTGCCATAACTGCGTCGGGCGCAAGCTATGCCCGCTAACCCTAAACCCAAAAACCAAGGATAATCAAATGGCTCACAATCTCGACATGACCAACGGTCGCGCCAACATCGCTTTCCGTGGTTCCCGCAACGACATCTGGCACCGCATGGGCCAAGAAATGGAAGCCGGTCAGACAATTGAAGCATGGGCAAAAGCGGCTGGTCTTGGCTGGTCCGCCGTCAAGGTCCCGGCATTGGTCGCGCTGAATGGTCCGCAGTTCGATCACATCGAACCCGCGAAGCGGATGCTGCCCGCGCCAGATCGTTCTTTCATCGTTCGCAGCGACAACGCCGGATTGCTCGGTTTCGTCTCGGGTGAAACCGAAAAGAGCGGCTATCAGATCGTGCAGCCTGCGGACGTCCTCGATTGGTTTCAACGCTATATCAGCGTCGATGACCGTTTCGAGTTGGACGTTTGCGGCGCGTTAGACGGCGGGCGGCGCATTTGGGCCACGGCCAAGTACAATGGCGACGTTCAGGTGGCGGGCGAAAGTCACGCTATGCGCGTGCTCATGAGCACGACCTATGACGCGTCTGGCGCGACCATCAATCAGTGCACAGCAACGCGCGTCGTTTGCCAGAACACGTTGCGCATCGCTCATGGTGACACCCGCGCGGCGATCAAGACGCGTCACAGCACCAAGTTTGACGCGGCGAAAGTAGGTCGTGAACTGGCGCAGCTGGCGCAGGGTTTCGCGCAGTTCAAGGCAATCGGCGATGCGATGGCGGGCGTTGAGATGTCGGCGCAGCAGATTTCGGAGTTCTTCAAAAACATTCTCGATATCCCGTTCGATGCCAAGAAGGACGACGTGTCATCGCGCAAGATGAACCAGTTCATCGATTTGAAACACGCCTACGCAACATCCGTGCAGGAAGGCGCGGAGAAGAATAGCGTCTGGTCGGCGTTGCAGGCCGTGACGCGGTACGCGGATCATGATCGCTCCGTGCAGAAAGGCGACCAGCAGGAAAGCGTCGCCCGGTTCAACTCGGCGCAGTTCGGCACCGGCGATGCGATCAAGGGCAAGGCCATGTCGCTGCTACTGCCGATGGTGAAGGATAAGGTCCTGATCGCGGCGTAAGCCTCCCCCATGCGTTTTCAAGCCCGGCAGCCCCAAAGGCTTACCGGGCTTGAAGGCGTACCACCATCCACCACAGAGGATCCTAACCATGAGCTACAAAAAAGTTGGCGGTCTGCATTTCGTCCGCGTCTGGCGTTTCGGTTTTTCATTCTACATCGCGAGGGCTTGAACATGACAGCAGCAGCACAGCCGACACGCGTTCAGATCCCCGCCTATACGGACCGTTGGATGATGGGTGACCGCTATGGTGAAATCATCAAGCACAGCAAACGCCACACCTCCAAAGGCGAATTGATCGTGCACGTTAAGCTCGACAAATCAGGCAAAACCGTTCGCGTCATTCTAGCAGATTGCACTGTCGTCTAATCGACCTTCACCGCGTTAACTCGAAAGGGCCCTGCATCGCAGGGCCCTTTTTCGTTGTGGCGTAGGGTTCACAGCGGCGGCTTATAGTGCGTTCGCCTGCACGGGGCTGTCTCAGGACCTTTAACCGCTTAAACCTCCCTACGCGCCTCCCTAGACCGTCCTGACGCCTAGACAGCCGCCTAGAACGCACAGCGCGGGTCGTACAAGGGTTTGTTTAGGGGCCCCGCTAGGGTGATGGCCGGGAGAGGGCAAAACGCATCAGCGGCCCTGCTGATAGCCCTAGGATGGATCTGGTATTTAGGTAGGGTCGCGCATGATGCGAGCGCGCGGGCGCGGGCGCGGGCGCGGGCGAGCGCGCGGGCGCGGGCGCGGGCGAGCGCGCGGGCGCGGGCGCGCGTGACGCACGCACGCACGGGGAAAATCCCCTTAAACATCGACCGGAAGTTTCCTTAAACATCGACCGGAAGTTTCAATCCGGTTCTACTGGGATCAATGCTGGAATACGAGAAGCGTCCATATGCATGGTGTACGTTACTCCCTGCTTCGCCCCATCCACATGAATTTTGCGCAGCTTCCTGTCGTCCACGCTATCCCACGGCACGGTCCA